CGACCAAGAATGGGAAAGCCAATACTTTCAAATTGTTGATTTTCTGCGCAATTACGAAGTTTGTAAAGTTGCCGTAGACGCCCAAGGTGTCGGTGGTGCGGTTGCCGAACGTCTTCAAATCCTACTACCCCATATAGAAATAACGGCTACCTCATCTGATTCAAAAAGCCAAAATGAAAGATGGGTACATTTAACAGAATTAATACAAAGAGAACAACTTATTATTCCAGGGCATTCAAAAGCTCGTCGTACTAAAATGTGGAAAAGATTTAATCAACAAATGAACGATTTAGAGAAAGTTTATAAAGGTCCATATATGTTGGCGGAAGCTCCTGACGAAAAAGGAGCGTTTGACGATTACCCAGATTCCCTTGCTCTGGCGTGTTCTAACACTATTCATGACACCATGCCTACAATCCAAGTTGGGGAAAACCCGTTCTTTAAATAATGGTATTCTTTAATATCCGATTAACTCTAAGGAGTGACACATGACAGTATCACCAGCACCTATGTTCCCAGAAACGGGTCGTAACGAAATTATGTTTGAAGGCGAGTACGCCCCAAGCATTCCAGGCAACAAGGGTCCGCTTCGCTTTGAAGAAGGCGTTGCTACAGACACTGACGTTCCAAACGACTTTGCTAAAGGCGCATATGAGGACACTGCTCCATCGCCAATGCGAATGAACCAAAATAACCCAGAGATGTTCTACAAGCATGCCGCAGACACTATGCGCGAGCGTGCGCACGTAGGTTCAGCCTCATGGGTTGAAGCACCATCAGTGCTTAGCGAATTTGTGGAAGGTGCCATGTCTGGCGACGACATGCCGAAGTGGGAGTACTCCTACAACAGCGGTGGTCACATGAACCGTCCAAACGTAACTGTTGTTAGCGACTAACAATGGAAGGCGGAACAGCTTCCGCATCTGAGTCCGGCGGTCTTGAATCTGGAGACAGCGGTCTCACAGGAACGCAAGAGCTATCTGAAAGTATTGCGCAAACCTACGGGCTAAGTCCTGTAGGTGCGTTTAGTCCACGAGGTTACAAGAGCAGAAAAGGTATATTTCAAACTCTTGTTTTGCGCACCCCACCAGCAGCTGCTGAATTAAGAGAACGACGACACCCGTTTGTTCTTAACTCGTATTTAAAAAATACATTGGGAGTTTCTGTTTATCAACCAACGGGTTACGCCATGCCAAAGAACTTAGCAGGTTCTGGTTTGCAACCAACTGCTCTTTCCAACCAACAGTTCTCAGAAGAACCTGCGGACCCAGTTGACTCTGCGTTTGGAACACAATCTCCGCATCTAGATGCTGGTGTTCGTGATGTTGAGAGGCCAGAGGAAGAGGGACGCTTGAGCAAAGAAACAGATCTTCGTAGGCGTGCATTGCACGTTGAAAAAGGTCGCAAAGACAAATACGACTACGGGAGTTAACAACATGGCAGAAACACCATTTTTTTATGAATTAGACCAAGTAAGTGAAGCTGATTTAAACAGGATACCTGTTGGAAGAGGGGGTGCTCAATTCAGCAAATTCTTAATAGATCAAGGAAGAAATCCTGGTTTGACACTATTAACATCTCCTAAAAGTAATACAAAAATTAAAAAAAACATGACTTCTACAAACCCAATGGCTCGTTTGTCTTACCAAGCCAGCATGAATTTATCTCCAGCTAGGTCTTCTGGAGTTACAGATACCTGCGGTTCTTGTTCAACCGCGGGTTGTCGCAATAACTGCATTAATGACACTCATCAAATGTCTGGACCAGATCAACAGGCAGCACAGATTAATCGTACAAAATTTGGCGTTTTGCATCCAGATTTGTTTTTAGCAACTCTCAGAGATGAATTAAGCCAACATAGTGAAAAGGCGTATGCTTTAGGTTTACACCCCGTAGCACGTTTAAATACAATTTCGGACACAGCTTTTCATAGGTTAAAAGTTGCTCCAATTATTATTGGTCAATATGCGGAAGCTCCAAAGGGTTTGGATTTACCTAAAGAAATTAGGCATCTTCCAGGAATGACTTTTAACGAATATTCAAAAGAAAATATGCGTGATGTACGTGGAGTTCCTGAACCAGATCCTGTTTATGCACACCACCATATAGCCCACAGCGCAAGCGAATTAACTACAGCAGGTCGTGTTGCCGAACTTATAAAACAAAATAGGAATGTGTATTTCCCAGTTGATAGATCAAGGGGTCCTGCTCATGTTTACCCATATACGACATTTAAAGACTTAAAAACAGGAGCAGAGGTTACAGCACCTTCTTTTGATGCAGATCGTGATGACGCTAGATGGGCAGATCCTGAAAAAGCATCTTTTGGTGTTTTTGCTGAAAAGAAACGTGGTCATTATTCTAAAGGATTAATAATAAACCCACACACTAACGAACACGGTTTTATACGTGAAAACATACCTGGACAAAATGTTTCCCTTAGCCGCAAACCTTCTCGTAAGCAGTTGTAATTATGACTGACGCTTGGGCAATAGTTATCGCTGCGTCTATTCCTGTTTTGGCTACAGGAATTGGTTGGGTAATAAAACTTTTGTTCAACCTTGCAAAAACAAACAGAGACGATCATAACAAGGTTATGGAAGAAATGCAAGTTTTAACAAAAAGCGTCAAGAAGGTAGGAAAGAAACTAGATAAACACATAGATTGGCATGCATATGAAAAATAAAGATTTGCTTGTTAATGTCCTTCTTAGAATCCTTGCAACATTTGCGGCATCAGGTTTGGGCGTAATTGGTGCAGGAGCAATCGCTGGAGTTCCGTTGTGGAAAGCCTGTTTTATGGCAGGAATTGCAGGCGTGGCATTTGTTGTTGAAGGTTTGTCTCGTTCATTCTTAGATGATGGTAAACTTACGCTTTCTGAAATCAACGACGTCTTCAATAAAGTAGACGGAAAAGATTCAACAGTAGAAGAAAAACCAACAAAACCAAAGGCTAAATAATGAACAAAGTTGCTTGGGATTATATTGTTCCTATTAAAATGCCAGCCGATTTGAAAGGAGTTGAACCTGGAAAACTGCCCGAATCATTACTCAGAGCAATCCCAACAGGAGGAAAACTCCACTGGCTTGCAGCAAACGCATGGAACGCAATGGTCGCCAAAGCCAAAGCCGACGGAATTGAACTCAAGCCCACGTCATCTGGCGACCTCTATCGCAGTTACGAGTCGCAACTGGCGAGTTTTAAACAGCGCTACGTTCTGGAACCAATTCAGGGAACCAGCACAAAAACATTTGAAGGAAAAACTTGGTACCTGAAAAAAGGTATGGCAATGCTTGCCACCCCAGGAAAATCAAATCATAATCTTGGTCTTGCCGTTGACGTGCACTCAGCAAGTGAGCCAAAGCGTCTTAATTGGTTAATTGCCAATGTTAAAGATTTTGGATTTTCGTGGGAAGTGGTTCCCAGCGAACCTTGGCATTTGCGCTACGTATGTGGTGATACACCACCTCCAGCCGTTGTTGCTTATGCTGCTGGGCAACCAGCACCTGCTGCAAGCACAGCAGCAGCTCCGGTAGCTGACGTTTCTAAGGACGCAAACAAAGAACTTCAACAAGCCCTTAAAGACAAAGGTTTTTACAACGGGGCAATTGATGGCGATCTTGGTCCAAAAACTCAAGAAGCTGTCAAAGCGTTCAAGGTTGCAAACAAGCTTAACGCCGACTCCGTCGTTGGTCCAAAAGTAAAAGAACTTCTAGGCCTAAATTAGACATTACAACACTCTATTGACGACCTGTCGCGGAGTTGATAGTATGCCTGTATGCGGGTTTCAGACATTGATCTAATAGTTTATTTCTTACGAAAAGTTTATCCAGGAAAAATGGAAGAACAAAAGTTAGTAGACTTAATAGACAAGCTGTTGTTGGAGAAAAAAAACAAATTGGCTAAAAAGGAACCAAAATGACAAAAGGTACACAAGAAGAAACGCTTCTTTCAAAATTAGCGGTGATGTCAAAATCAGTTGAGGCACCTTGTCCGTTGGGGAAGATTTACAAAAGATTGGACAAAGAGACAGCGCAGGCTTTTCTGTCAGCGTTACAAAGTCCGGCCTCATCAAGCGAAATACACAGGGCTTTAATTTCAGAAGGATTTTCAATATCAAGAACCACAATCAACCATAAACGTCATTGTTTTAAAGCGGGAACAGATGATCAATGTTTATGCTTTCCGAATAACTTGGAGAACAAACAATGAGTAATTTGCAAAGCAAATTAAATAACATCACGTCTGAACAAGAAAAGAAACAACGCAAAGATAAATTGCTTAGTTCTTTGGCAGACGTGTTACTGGAAAAAGACATTGATGTATCGGAGATAGGTGACCTTAAGAAAGTTACTGTTACACAACGTTTTTCTAAAGACAAAGAAGGAGAACCACAAACCCAAGAAACAGTTGTTGTTCAACTGTCTCCTAGATGGGAGGTTGGTCCAGAGTGGCCGTTGGTTAAACAAGGTCCATCTTTTAAAATTCCTGTAAACAAAACGTCGTCTAAACCAGTTACTGGTTTTAAAACGTGTGTTGTTGTTCCTGATTTACAAATAGGTTTCTATCGTGGTAGGTCTGGAGAATTAGAAGCAACCCATGACGAAAAAGCAATCTCTGTTTCATTGGCAATAATCAAAACAGTAAAGCCAGAAGTAATTGTTTGTGTTGGTGACAATTTAGATTTACCAGAAATGGGAAAGTATCTTACATACCCAGCGTATGCACAAACAACACAGGCATCAATTGACAGAGCAACTGCTTTTTGTGCAGAGATGCGAAACGCTGCTCCAAACGCGCAAATTGTTTGGTTAGCAGGTAACCACGAAGAAAGAATGCCTAAATATTTACTTACTAACGCTGGCGCTGCTTATGGGTTGCGAAAAGGAAATATCCCAGAATCTTGGCCCGTATTGAGTGTTCCATATCTTTGCCGAATGGATGAATTTGGTGTTGAGTACCGACCAGGGTATCCAGCTTCAGATTTTTGGATTAATGAAAAACTTCGTGTTATTCATGGAGATAGAGTTAAGTCAAGTGGTTCAACTGCTCACGTATATCTCAACCAAGAAAAGACATCGGTAATTTATGGACACATTCACAGGATTGAAACTGCATATAAGACTAGAGAAGACTTTGACGGTCCTCGCACAATCATGGCGGCGTCGCCTGGTTGTCTCGCTCGCATTGATGGTGCTATCCCTTCTACTAAAGGTGGTGTAGATTTAGATGGGCGTCCGTTGGTTCGGTATGAGAACTGGCAGCAAGGTCTTGGTGTAGTTACTTATGAAGACACTGGAGCACATAAGTTTGCTTACGAAGTAATTCCAATTTACGATGGTTGGGCAATGTACCACGGCAAAGAGTACAGTGCTTAAAACACATGACAACAATTATTGCTATTCAAGGAGATGGGTTCTCAGTAATTTGTGCTGACTCTCGTATTAGTGATTCTTACTCTGATGGATTGATATCTCAAATAGGAACTTTGCGTGAAGGTTCTGGAAAAGTGGCTGTCAATGGAAAATACTTATTGGCAACTGCTGGCGACCTTAGAGCAATCAATATTCTTCAACATGTATTTCAACCACCTACGCCAACACCCAACACTAAAGGTAAAAAACTAGATCAGTTTATTACTAGCAAATTCATTCCGGCACTAAGAGAATGTTTTGATTCTCAGGGATACTCAGTTCCTGATCGTGATGATAAAGAACATATGGCTGAGCAAGGGTCAACTATTCTTTTGGCAATCAACGGAACTCTGTACTTAATTGATGGGGATTATTCGTGGTATTCCGACTTTACAGGACTTTACGCAATTGGCACTGGTTCGTCATACGCTCTTGGGGCATTACAAGCTTTAGTGCACAATAAAAAGCAGACGGTAAACCAAGCAAAATCCAACGCTATAAAAGCCATTGCAATCTCTGCTAAGTTTGACCCATACACGGGTGCGCCTTATCACACCTTTGTGCAAGAATACGAAGTGCGCAGTAAATCGCGTAAACCTGTATAATTAACAAACCAACAAAAGGAGTAATACCATGAAAACAGCTCATGTAGACGCAACAGCAAAAGGAGCCTTGTTAGGCTTGTTGACATATGTCGGCACAAAATACGACGTTTCAGCAGAAGTAGTAGCTGCCTGTGTTCCAGTAGCAGCGCTTGCTTTGTCATTTATTTCAACTAAAATCGGTGACAAAAACACAACCATGTTGATTGACTTGGCTACTAAAGCCGTAGCCGCAGCCCCAGCAAAGCCTGTTGCCAAAAAAGCCCCAGCAAAAAAGAAGTAATATCTTATTACTTTTTTAAAGAGGTTTTAAATGCCTATTGATTTTTGGTCTCCGTCTTATAGGGCTGCATCTAGCGACTTAACAGTTGCTATTAGTCCTTTAGGACTAGTTGAACTTGCCGACGAAGAGTTTGAAGTTCACGGCCCACGCCTTAATCGCTATTCGGCTGCATGGGCTTGGTATCTAGGACACCACTGGTCATACCGTCGTGAGATGGGCGACAACAACATAACGATGAACTATGTCCGAACAATGTCGGACTTCATCACCAATTTTTGTTTTGGTAAAGGAATTCAATTTAAAGTTCCAGAACAAAATCAAGCAATCATTCCACGACTTCTTCACGAGATTTGGGATAATCAAAACAACAAGCATTATCTGCTTTGGCAGATGGGGCAACTAGCCAGTGTTACTGGAGATTGTTTTGTAAAAGTTGCGTATGATGAACCGTACACGGATGGTGCTGGCGTTATGCGCCCTGGACGTGTTCGCATTTTGCCTCTTAACCCAGCGCACTGTTTCCCTGAATATCACCCACATGATCGTGAACGTTTGCTGCGGTTTAAACTTAAATATCGGTTTTGGGGTACATCTCCAGAAGGTACTCGTCAGGTTTACACCTTTACAGAAATCCTTACCGACGAATTAGTTCAACAATATGTAAACGACGAGCTAATTGATTCATATCCAAACCCAATTGGAACAGTTCCTATTGTTCATATTCCAAACATCACAATCACTTCATCACCTTGGGGTCAATCAGACATCTGGGATGTAATCCAACTAAACCGTGAGTTGAATGAAAAGATGACTGAAGTTTCAGACATCATTAACTATCACGCTGCTCCCGTAACAATTATCACTGGTGCAAAAGCAAGCCAACTTGAGCGAGGTCCAAAGAAAGTTTGGGCTGGTTTGCCAAAGGATGCACAAGTATTTAACCTTGAATCTCGTGGAGAAATGGCTGGAGCTCTTGAGTACATCCAGATGATAAAGAGAGCAATGCATGAAATTACTGGTGTTCCAGAAACAGCATTGGGACAATTTCAACCAGTATCTAACACTTCTGGTGTTGCTTTAGCAATTCAGTATCAACCTTTAATGAACCGTTATCAAATGAAGAAAGTTCACTTTACTAATGGTTTAGAGAAACTTAATGAAATTATCATTAGAACAGCGGCGGTGTTTATGCCAGAACTTTTAATGTACGACCCATCACAATCCGCAATGCCGGAAGCAGATCAACTAACTCAATTAGATCCAATGGACCCAAATACATATAAGACAACAATCCATTGGCCAGAACCCCTTCCTGTTGATGCTCTTATCAAACTTAATGAAGCACAAGCAAAGATGGCCTTAGGTATTGAGTCTAAGAAAGGTGCGCTTCGTTCATTAGGTGAAGAGTTCCCGAATGAGAAGATGATTGAAATTTTTGATGAACTTATGGACGATGCAATTGATCAAGGTGCACTTGATATGGTACGTGCACAGATTGGTCAAGCAGTGATGCTTGCTACGGGCCTATTGCCTGATGCCTCTGGTATGCAAACGACTTCTGCTGGAGGTGCTAATGTATCTAGTGCGGGAAGTTCGGGAACGGGCGGACCGCTTCCAGGTGTTGGTGGTATTCCACCAATTGAGGAAGATCTAATTAATAAAATGACTAGTCGGGCATATGGCGCAAGGTTTGCACAGCGTCGTATTCCTGATGAAGACAAATAATTCGTTAACTACATCAGTAAATATTCGCTAAACAAAACATAGGAGAAAATTATGGCAAAGCGAGAAACAGATGAAATCACCATCCCTGCAGTTGCAGTTGATGCGTTTAATGAGGCGGCTCAACAAGTAGCCCCAAGTAATCAAGTTACCCCAACGGGTAAAATCTTTTCTGAAACAGATGTGGAAAACATCCGTAAACAGGAAAAAGACAAGATGTACAAGCGTCTTGAAGAAGCCGATGCACGAGCAAAGGCCATGGAAGAGCAACTTAAAGTACTTGCTCAAGACCGTGAAGAAGCTATTAAAAAAGCTGAAGAAAAAGCCCGTGCTGAGGAAGAAATCCGCAAACAACGTGAGTTTGAAGAACTTACCTCTAAGCAATTGTTGGCCAAAACCGAAGATGAGTTCAATGCCAAAATTAAGAACATTGACGCTGAATGGCAAGCTAGGTTTGCGGCAATTGAAGAGGATCGCAAGTCGCAGCAAGCATTGCTTGATAAAGAACGCGAATTGCGCGAATTAGAAACCTATCGTCAGCGCAAGATTCACGAGGAACAAGAGAATATCATTCCAGAATTGATTGATCTTGTCGCTGGTAACACCATTGAAGAGGTAGACGCTTCAGTAGATATCTTGCGCCAACGTAGTGCTGCTATACTTCAAAGTGTCCAACAAGCGACGCAACCACGCCAACTTAAAGGCGTATCGGTTACTTCGCCAGTGTCTGGACCAATGGAAAACCAACAGGAATACCAAACGTTGAACTCGGATGACATCCGAAACATGACAATGGACCAGTATGTTAAAATGAGAGACAGGCTATTAAGTTCACGATCCAACAAGGGTCGTTTTTAAGGTCCATATTCAATAGGAAATTTAGGAGATAAATTATGGCAATTCCAGGCCCACAAGGTGGCGCAATTACAGGAGCAGGTCTTACGTCAGTAACGACTACAGGCTACTCAAGTGATGCAACACTCTCACCAGCAATTCAACAGATTTGGTCAAAAGAAATTTTGTTCCAAGCAATGCCGGTTCTTCGTTTTGAACAGTTCGCAGTAAAGAAAACAGAACTTGGTGTAATGCCTGGTTTGACAATTAACTTCATGCGCTATTCAAACTTGTCAACAGACGAGGCTGTAGGTGCAACTTTGACTGAAGGTGTACGCATGGAGCCAGTGGCTCTTTCAGCATCACAGATTCAAATCACGGTTGGTGAACAAGGACAGGCTCTTGCAGTAACTGAACTTCTCCTCAACGCATCGTTTGATGACGTAATGGCATCTTCAAGCCGCTTGCTTGGTCGTCACATGGCACAGTCAATGGACATTCAAGCTCGCAACACTCTCTACCAGAATGCAGTTCCATTCTCTGGTGGTGCAGCAGTTCCACCAAGCGTCGTGTTTGGTCGCAACGTTCAATCGGGTGCTCGTACAACAATTTCACCATACGATGCAGGTACCGTAGGTACATACAGCAGTCCAGGTTACTTGTCACCTGCAGCTATTAAAGATGCAGTTGAAATCCTTGCTGGTCAGAACATCCCACGTCTTGGCGACACTTATGTTTGCTTCGTTCACCCATCACAAAGCCGTGCGCTTCGTGACTGGCCAGAATTCATTGAAGTAACTAAGTATGCTGCCCCAGGCAACTTCATGCTCGGTGAAATTGGTCGTATCTACGACGTAGTGTTCATTGAGACAACTCAAGTTGTTGCAGGCGGCGGTCCTGCAGACCTTGTATCAGGTACAACTGGTGCACAGGCTCCAACAGCAACTTCATACAGCGCCATCATGATTGGTGACAACGCTTTCGGTCACGCTATTGCATTGCCAGTAGAACTCCGTGACGGTGGTGTCATTGACTTTGGTCGTGAGCATGGTCTTGCTTGGTACGCAATTTGGGGCTTCGGTATGATTACTGGAGAATCCCGTGTTGTGATTAACACCAAGGGTGGAGCAATCGCCTAATTAATCTCTAAGATGTAAGTGGGGGTTAATACCTCCACTTCATTCTTAACTACACAAAAAGGAGCCATAAAATGGCACGTGCTAAAAAAGAAATTAAAGAATTTGTTGAGCAAGATCAAAGCTTGTATGCAATTGATCGTGATGAGGCTGAAGTACTTGATCCAACTACTAAAGACGACTTGGTATCAGCAAGAGTTAAAGGTAGCTGGGTTATGTTTTGGAGTCAGTCAAGCTATTCATTCGTGGATGGACAGCGTTACAAGCTTCCTCGTGAATTGTTTAACTATCTTAAGAAATCAGGAAACATCTACGACACACTCTGAGGTTTAAACAATGACAGGATTTATAGTACCGAACGCAAATCAATTTGGTGTATCAATCCAAAGTTTAGATCAAGCAGAACCTGATTCATTAGATTTTGAAATTGTTGGAAACAACCGCTACGCGGTTCTTTCTGGTTTGTCTGCTACCTTCAACGCAGCCTCTAATGGCTCAGCAATCGTTGCTAGCGGAGAAGTAATTATTGATGGAGTGTACGGTTCAGTTTCTGGAGACACCTTGACATTTACTGCTCCTTCTGCCGATCCACGATTTGATTTAATTGTTGCGCAAAATAGCGCTGGTACTTTTTCTTTAAATACTGTTATTGGCACTGCAAGTTCAACCAATCCTGTTTTCCCAGCAGTTGCTTCTACTCAAATTGTGCTTTATGCTTTGTACAGAAAATCTGGGGAAACTTTTGGCAACAACAGCGTTGTAGATAAACGCAAATTAACATCTACAGTTATCCGTAGTGGAACTGGAGTTCCTCCTGCAGTTGGTGTAGATGGCGACTTGTATATCCGAACTGGCTTTACACCAGCCAACGGTCAATCATCTTTGTATGTAAAGCATTCCGGATCTTGGCAAAACTTAGGTGTATACACAGTAATTCCAGATGTTCCTCTGAATCCATTTTTGCTTGTTGGATTGTGAGCGAGGAACTTCTTCCTACTCCTGCGGGAACTGTTACAGACATTACAAGAGTTCGCCGCGTTAGTTTGGGGCGTTTCAGAGAACAACAACCTGCAATGAACCAAGAATTGCAAGACACAGTTCCCGGCTCTGGTTCTGGCGATCAATAATAAAGTAAACTATTATCATGCATACAGTATTTGACCCTGCTTCAGTAAAAACAATTACAACAATTGCTAGAAAGTTTTTAAGAGATTTTCCTAAATTTTTTCAAGTATCGTTTAACGCAGTAGGCAGAACCTATGAACTTGGTAATCCTAACATTGACGCGGATTCTCTATGGGTTGCTACTTACACAAACAGTGCCCCAACAATAATATCTTCAAACACTTCTGCCAGTTCTTACTATTCACTAGATGCTCGTAATGGAATATTGCGTTTTAATCAAACCCCATCTGCAAGCGCAAGTATCCTGGTTGAAGGTTATTATTACGAATGGGTTCTGCCTTCTGATCTTGAATTTTACGCAAACCATTCTATTGAGCAGCATGTATATAATTTAGATTTGCCCCTTGAAAGCATGTCTTCAATTGTGATTGACACTATCGGCATGCACTGTGTGGTAGAGGCTTTATGGGGGTTGCTCACGGAATATAGCCGAGATATTGATATTACGACTTCAGAATCTGTACATATACCAGCAAGTCAAAGATTTAGAATGGTTCAAAGTTTGCTTGATTATTGGTCAAAGGTTTATGAAAAACAAGCTAAGGCTCTAAATATTGGTCTTGAGAGGATTGAGATAATGAATCTTCGCCGTGTTTCTAGAAACACAAACAGATATGTTCCAATCTATAAGTCTAAAGAACTTGGAGAGTATGGGCCGATTGAACGACTGTTTCCAGAAATTGGAGATGGTGTTATTAACATTGAAGAACCTGAAGACAAACAAATTAGCGATGTTTTCGTCACAATTGAACCTGGGGTGACTACCAACTCGTCTGCTATCTACGGAATATAAATCATGGATGGTCGCAGAGAACTTGCTCACATTCGCAAGAATTATCGTCAATATCACCGACAAGTTGGGGAAACCATAGCGTGGTTTAGTTTTATTCCTTTCTCGCCCACTGGCAGTGAATACGATGATGTGTACGATGAAGGGCCGTATGGGTCAGATGGTAAGAAATACAAAGACAAAGTAATTGTCCCAGTATTGATGGTTACTGAAACCGAAGATACGAAACGAGCTATCCCAGAAGGTAGGCAACCAGTGCAGGTAGTAAACGTTGTTTTGTCTATTGCTGACATGCGAGATGCTGGTATTGAAGAACCTTACGAATACCAAAGACACTTAAACGACATGTTTATGTATGACGCTAGGTACTATAGCGTTACCATGTACCGCGTTCGTGGTCGTGTGAAAGATGATGTTTTGGTTGTTGTTGAAGGAATTGAAGTTTACGTAGATGATGAAATGCCAAACGATCCAGGTCCTGCAGCGATGTCTGTTACTGACCTTCCTTGGCCTTCTACGTTGCCATCCCTTACCTGATAAACTGTAATTGCTTAACGAGCGTTAAGCAATACAACGCCTAGGGTTAAAGGAGTGCCAATGACTGGCAAATCTACGAACGCATCCTCTAACCCTATTGTCACAGGTTGTCCTGCCCCAATTACCTATCTTGCAGACCTTTTTCTTAATCTTGAAGATCATTTAACTAACATCATTGGCGATGCGGTATTAGAAGAAGAGAAGAGAATTAGAAAATCTTTGCCACAAAAAGAAGCAGAATGGAACTCTATTTCTAAAGACTTTAGTATTAACTGGGATTCTAAAGACCTGTCTTTTTCCTACGACGTGGTGGGTGCTTCTAATGCAAAAGCAGCCAGTTTGGAATATGGCCCTCCAGCAAAATCATTGTTAAGGCATGAAATCCTTAACGTCAATAAAACTCTTGGAAAACAAATAGACAATAACATTAAGAAATTCTTGGGTGATAAAGCGTGAAAACTGGGTTTCTCTTAGCTGAAGATGAGGCTATAAAACTACGTTTCTCCAACTGTACGGTGTCGGATGACCGCAATAATTCCAGAGAAGTAGATGTATTCTTTAGATATCCAGAAGCCGAAACTGAGCGCAATTACCCATTTATTACAATTGAACTTATTGATATCCTACATGCAACAGATAGACAACATTCCGATGTTTTAATTTATTCTGGAAATGCTGGTGGGTGGTCGGATAATCCAGCATATTTTGATTACTGGCCTAGTGTTAGCGCCAGCGTTACTGGTGGGTCAACTACGACTTTCAAAAGAACAGACGATTTTATACCCGTAGATCTTTTGTATCAAGTATCTACCTATTGCAGAACGGCTTTACATGACCGTCAATTAACGGCCCGACTATTACAACGGGTAATTCCTTTTAGATACAATTCTATTAGCATACAAGCAGACGGCACAACCAGAAGGCTTGACCTTTTGGATTGGACGAACGCAGACCTTTTGGATCAAGAATCTGGCTTTAGAAAACGCATATTTCGCAAAGTCTATACTTTAAAAATGTCAGCAGAAATCACGGGCGATACATATACCGCCATTGCTACTGCTAAACCAGTGTCTACAATTAATAGTACAATTGAACATCAACTAACAGTTTTTAATGAGTAATATCTCGTCCATACCAAAATCAAATAGGAGTTATCATGGCATATGAGCGTCCAGGAGTATACGTTTCAGAATCGGCGTTTACTACCAACATTCAAGCAAACACAGGGGTTACGGCTGCAGCGTTTGTAGGCACAGCTGAACGAGGACCAACTACACCAGCCCTAGTAACAAGCTGGGCACAATACACAAGTTTGTTTGGGGCATTGGACAATGCTTACGATCTTGGTTACGCGGTTTACCACTTTTTTGCAAACGGTGGTCAAGCAGCTTATGTTACACGTGTTGCCGATGGTTCTGCTGTAAAAGCTACTAGCACTATTCAAGGAACACCTGGAGTAGGTTCTGCTGCAGACATTTGGACACTTGAAGCTAAGTCGGTTGGCGTTTGGGGAAATAACTTAACTGTTGACTATACTTTTGATAACACCACATTAACCACACCTACAACAACTCCAAAGTTTACAAAAAATACGCTGTTTACAGTTACTGTAAAACTTGGTGGTGTACAAGTAGAAGAATGGTCTGGACTGTCAGTTGACCCTGAGCAAAACAGGTACATTACAACAATTCTTGATCTCTATTCATCATATGTAACAACAGCAAGCGTTGCTACTGTTGCAGTGGGTGCTGAACTTACAATTACCGGATTGACATCGTCTTCGTATGCAGTTACTAAAACTTTTGCAAACGGTAGCGATGGTGTTGGTTCAATTGACTCATCGGATTGGTCAACAGCTTTAAATGCTTATGACGCAAACCAGCAATCGTTAATTTTTAACTTAGTTGGTCAAACTTCATCTACAATCGTAAACAACGCAATCACTAAGATGATTTCTAGGGGAAATTCGTTCCTGGTTGTAGACACCCCATTAACGTCAACTACTAAGGCTTCATTGTCGTCAGCAGTTGCTGGGTACACACAATCAAGCTATGCAGCTGTTTATGGACCAGCTCTTAAAATGTATGACCCAACAAAATCTGGTGCTGCAGCAATCCGCAACACTTTTTGTGGTGGTGCCGTAGTTGGTGCAATGATTCGTTCCGAAGTAGCACGAGGCGTTGCAAAAGCCCCAGCTGGTTACGGTTTGGATTTGCGCAACGTATTTGGTCTTGTAGCCACACTTACCGAAGCAGAACAAGGTCAACTGTACAAAACAGAACAATTGAACTTGTTTAGTATTGTTCCTGGAGTTGGCGTAATTATTAATGGCTCCCGTACACAAGCACGAAACACAACAGATAAGTTCATCACTGTTCGTCGTTCACTCAACTTCCTAAAACAAACGTTAAAGGAAGCAACAGCATATGCTTTGTTTGAACCAAACGACGAGCGCCTGTGGTCAGACCTTAGCGTTAAGGTTTCGGCTATTCTTACTAACTTCTGGGGCACTGGAGGTTTGAAAGGACGAACTACTGGCGAGGCTTTCTATGTTGTATGTAACTCAACAAACAACACGAACCTTACGGTAGAAGACGGACAAGTAAATATTGAAGTTGGAGTTGCTTTGCAAACTCCTGCTGAATTCATTGTAATCAACATCAGTCAATTTACTGGTGGATCAACAGCAACATCTATCTAGGAGATACCATGGCAAGAACACAACGCACAGACCCTCTTCGTAACTTTAAGTTTACGGTTAAGTTTGTCCCGCTTGGCACAGCCCTCAGTACAAAACTATCGGGCATTGGCGATTTGGGCTTTGCTCAAATGGGCGGTCTTTCGGTGCAGAATGAGTTGATCGCATATCGTGAGGGTGGAATGAACACGCACCCACACAAGATGATTGGTCAATCAGATTTTCCACCAATTTCATTTGCACGAGGAGCTTTTGCAGAACAAGCTCAACTCTACAAGTGGCAGAAATTCATGCACTCATGGGTTGACGGTGGCTCAAGCGGTGAGCCGGGTGGTGCAGCGGGAGATACAACTAACTACCGTTGCAACATCATTGTCAAAGTTTTTGATCACCCGTACACTGCAGGTGACGCAAAGTATGCTTACGATAGTTCGGATCAAAACACAGTGCTCAAGCCAGGCAATATTAAATTAGCTTTTAAATTGTTTAATTGCTGGCCAGGTGCCTACGGTCTAAGCGACCTTAACGCTGGTGATAACGGTATTATGATTCAGCAGTTGAACATTCACCATGAGGGTTTTGTAGTAGCTTGGACACCTGAAGAAATTGCAACAATTGACACAGCAAATTAATTAAAAACATAGGAGTATAAAATGGGTACACAACAAGATGCATTGGCTGTTGCGGCGGCTATATCCGATCCAGTTCCACGCATAGTATCAACACCAAATACCACTTTAGAATTAGTTTGTGGCATTTTTAATGAAACTACTAAGGAGTGGGAGACTACGGCTGTAGTTAAAGAACTAACTGGAGAAGATGAGGAAGCATTGGCGGCACTAGATGCCGACGATGATTTGCTTTACGCACAATACATGGCAGCACTTTTGAAACGAAGTGTTGTCACCATTGGAAACATAAAAGTGTCTGAAAAGCCAGACATCATTGATGCTTTAATTCTAGGTGACAGGGATTCTTTGTTCCTTGCAACTGTTCGTGCAACCTACGGTGAAAATCGTGAGTACGAAATGAATTGTCCTCATTGCAAGAAATCAAACGACGTGTTAATTGAAATGTCAGAGTTTCCAGTTAAAAAACCAAAAGGTAACCCACAGGAACCAATCGTGGTAACTCTCCGTAATGGGACAAAACAAAAGTTTCGTCTTGTTTCAGGAAAAGATAGTCAGACTGTTGGCAAAAGAGCCAAAAGTATTCCTGAGCAAAATACTATCCTTATTTCTCGTTGCGCCGTTTGGGATGCCGACAACAAACCAGACGATGTTGAGAAGTGGGCTAAAAATCTTGGCATGAAGGATCGTGCTTTGATTATTGACAAGTTACTTGAAGCACAACCAGGCCCAGAAATCAAGGAGGTGGAAGCCCACTGTGCCCATTGCGAAAAACCTTTCCCAATCGCACTAAACTGGGCCTCCCTTTTATTCGGCTAATCTAGTACATACATATTGGGATTACGATGCTATTGCATCTGTTTATAAGGGCTTCTCGCTCAACGACATACAAAACATGACGGTGCGTCAACGCACCTATTGGGCGGCGATGAGCCGTTGGCGTAGACAGGAGTAATCATGGCAGAAAAAAACTTAGGAGACTTAAGAGCTAAGTTTAAAGTTGACGTTGATCAAATGGACAAGTTGGTCAAGGGTGTTAAATCTATTCGTACCGACTTTGATGCCTTGTCTAAAAGCCTCAAAGGTGTCAACGCACAATTAGCTCAAACTTTAAAACATCTCCAAAGTATCAAAGCCGCTGGTGGTTTACCTGGAAGTGGTAGTGGTTCAGCAACGCCTTACGCAGTTTCATTACCACTTGGTGATCCTAAAAGCCAAACTCCATCTACTGGGAGCATAACTCAAAACCAAGCTTTTGTTCAGGCCGCAGTTCCTCTTATTCCTAAGGGTGGTGGGGGAGGCGGAAAAGGTGGCGCCCTCGCAGCACAAGGTTTGCAGTATCTGACAATGACCATTGATGCAATGAACCAAAGAATGGACAACAACTATGACCGTTCTTTGTCAGCTGACAAATTAGGCGTTTATTACCAACAGCAACGAGGCATATCGCAAATGCAATACATTGGCATGCGCCAAGATATGACTGGTCAAAGACTTGGCTATGGTGGCATCAGTACTCTACTATCCATGCAAGCACAAACAGGATTAAGTGCTGCAGGAAATGCCGCTGGTTTTGCTGGGTTGCGTGCTCTTTCTGGGTATTCAATTAGTACAGATCAACTTGCACAACAAGCTGCCACGCTTGCTGGACCTGCTGCTAACAACAGATTGACGATGATGTTGGGCACTGGTATGTACGGTCTCGGTGGACAACAACGTTCAATGGATAAAGTCATGCAACAAATTGTCCAACGGACGGGTTTAACAAACGAAGGAAGACTTGCTGGTGCTCGTCAAGCAGGGTCCAACACTAGAGCTATGTTAATGGCTTCCGGTGTTCCGGAAGACATGATTGACCAAATTTTGGATTATGCAAATGCCAATATTCAGTACCAAAAGAAGACTGGCAAAACAACTATGTATGACCCGTCTAAAAAATCAGACCGTCAAATCATGGGTATTGAGAAGAATTTTGCAACACAAGCTGAAGAAACAGCCCGTGTTAAAGAAGGACGTGATGAGAATTACTACAAACGCCAAGCAGATAACTTAGCCCAATTTGAAAAGAATACTCAAGCAGTTACTAAGGCACTTGGGCAACTAGAAGAAACTTTAAGCGGCCTTGTAGGAGCAAACATATCCTCACGAGGAAGCATCCTACGAAAAGCTGGTGGAGCAGCACTAATGGTTGGAGGTGCATTAATGGCTCCTACGTCTATGGGAGCAAGTCTTGGTCTTAGTATGCTTGGAGCCACAATGATGGGTGACCCACCTGAAAGCGGTGTAAAAAAAGGCGGTAGTGCAAAAGTACCAATGGGGTACAGCAGTCCTGCAAAGCGTGTGAGTCTTGGTGAACTATCAAACTCTACAAGTTTTAGAACATTAAACTCTACTTTTAAAGATCGTTTGTTGCGAATGTTTGCAGACAATCCTAATGTTGGTTTGGGAGTTGGTAGTCGTTCCGAATCTGAACAAAGGACTATGTTCTTAAGCCGTTACAAAAAAGTAACTGATGGTTCTGCTGGTGATGTTGAGTGGAATGGCGAACAATACAAACATATTTCAGGTGCACCTGCTGCTCCTCCGGGTCGTTCTATGCACGAGATCGGTTTGGCTGCAGACTTAGTTGGAGACCTTGATTGGGTTCAAGAAAATGCATCCAAGTATGGACTAAAAACATTTGGAAAAAACTTGGGAGAGCCATGGCACATTCAACCAGCAGAGCTTCCAGATTCTAGATGGGAATACGAAAAACAAGGTTCTAAGTGGGGTCAACCTGCTGGCACTTCTAAAGGTTCAGTAAAGCTAGACCCATCTACTGGCAAACCTACAGGAGGGTATGTTGTAGGTGACAAATATTTTGCAAAGTATTCTCCAGGTGGTCATGGTGGCGCTGAAACATTTAACCAAGTAAGTATTAGCGACATTGTTTCAGGACCAGGAAACTTTAGCTTTGACAAAATGGATGGGGCTGCTAGTTCTGGCGTTGTAAGTAAAGCGGCTTATGGAGAAAGTTCCGCAAAGAGTCCGCAAGGTGCTGGAACAACGCCTGGTGGGGCGATGGACCCAGCAGAAATTGCCCAATTACTAAGCCGTCGTGGTTTCAAAGGTAAAGACATTACAAACATGCTTGCTATTTCTTGGCGTGAATCAAGGTGGCGACCTGGTGTTCTTGCAGACGACTCTGACGATTTGTCCTACGGACTATTTCAAATAAATATGAAGGATGATAAGTCTGTTGGTTTAGACCCAATTAAACGCAGACAACAATTTGGTATTTCAAAAAACGAAGATCTGTACGACCCTAAATTAAACATTAAAGCTGCACGAATTTTATTTGGTGGTGGAAACTATTCTCCATGGAATAAAGAAGGAAACCCAATGACGGGAACGGCAGAAATTATGCCTAAAGCCCAAGCCATTACTCGCCAACTAGGTCTTGACCAAGGTGACCCTATTGTAAACGAACCTACTCGTGGAGGTACAACAGTACAAGTTGCTGGTGGTACTAGTGTTACAATTGCTCCGAACATATATGTGACCTCCACTGGAAACAACTCGTCAGACGCAAGACGTATGGCTGAAGAAATAGCCCGATTACTGGATAACGATCTTAAACGAGAATTGTTGAGGACAACCTAATGGCTGTGAGTCGTGAAGAACAAAAAGAAGCACAACTAAAAAGAAGCCGTAGCAAAATAGGCGTTGCCGCCCCAACACAAGTGTTTAATGATGCTCAAACTTCTTACTACAAAGAAGGAAACTTAGAATCTCCAACTACTCGTTTGCAAGATAATCCTAATTTTATATTTCCTGGTCCAACAACCCGAACAATGGGTGGCGCCCCGTATAAACCAGTACGTGGGTACATTCGTAGATTAAATGAATTCTACAGTCGTATGGGAGAAGGGGCAAGCGACATACAAGGTCGTCGTTGTAACTTTCAGTTTCAACCAGAAACTATTGTGCGCAGTGTAAATGCAAACAGTTATGACACACAGTACTTTTTTAACCAAAGACCTGAGCAATTAACTGTACCCATCCCCGGCCAATCCACTTACGGTTTAAAGCTTTTGTTTAATCGTGAAGCAGAAGTAGCTTCTGGGTACTACATGTCTAAGGGTCAAAAAGTAAAAGGCAAAAGTTTTTCTTCTGTATATAACCCACTTTTGGAAACATCCGAAGATATAGCTGACCTACTTGAAGGAAATTTTGACCAATCTTGGGTTACTAAGATTGGTGTTCTTGCTGACATTATGGTTTTGGATGGAGTTATTGGTCAAGGTATAAGTAAAGAAACTTTAACTACTATCAAAAAAATTGCCGAATCAAATGCACAAAACCCAACCGAACCAGTTGAGGGAGAAGAAAGCAATGCTGATGAACAAGACAAGGATGCGACATTGGCAGCTGAAGCTGCATCTTATTGGTTGGATGATACTAGAAATAATGCAAATTTAGGTAACCAAGCTTTCCTGGTGCCAACTCCAGTTCGTATTGTGTTATCTAACCTTATGATTATTGAAGGTTTTGTATTGGAAAGCAGCGTAAACTTTCATAAATTTTCTAAAAAGTTTGTTCCAACACAGGCAACTGTAGAACTAAGTGTGCAAGCTTTATATATTGGTTTTGCTAAAAAAACAACTATTCTTACGCAAGACCCGTCGCTTACTGAATCTGGATCGGCTCCTGATGAAAAAACAAAAACAGAAGCTGACATAGCAGTAGAAAAAGCAACTTTAGATGGTGTTAAGTCTTTTTATAAATCCGTGTCTCATCATAAAGGTGGCAAGGATTTACTAAACTATATACTTAAACCGGACCCGCAACAAAGTTTTAATTTTACGTTACGCTTAAGTGAAGCAGGTTTCAATTACAGAATTAATACATTGTCAAAAGCTGGCGGAGGTGAGCCATCTTTTCACTGGACAGGAACAATTTCAATGTATTGGGATTCATACGTATCTGGAGCAAGTAATTCAAGACAACCAACTAGGACTTCGGCTACTGGAGGAACCTTAACTAAAGGGTATCCTGCTGGGTTTGAACAATGGGGGACAATTAGTAACCCGTTAGTTATAGCAACAGGGGCTGGTCAAATATACGAAGATCTTCCTAACGCAGTATCTTTACTTGATGATGACATAGACCACATTATTGGAGATAATGATTCTGTTGCATTTGGTCTTAGTGCTCAAGAAGAGGCAAAATGGGACATGAATCTTCCTGCTGCAATTAATCCGCGACCCTTTGAACAAGACAAATTTAGAGTGCAGTTAGAAATTAAAATCACTCTTCAACGATTTGGTGTTTCTTACCCAGTTGGGCAAAAAATAGTTTACGATCAAGTTTCAGCTTGCGGAGATGATGTTTTATTTAAAAAATTAAGTTTTGCTGCAACATCGCAAACATGACAATTAATTCTTTATCTCGTTACACCACAGAGGTGGCTAATGACGGAACTGTTGTTGCTGTGCGTAAACAATATTCTGAAATACCTATTCAAATATACATTGTGAAGCCTGGCGATACTTTTGAAAATTTGGCAGCCAAAATATATGGAGATAGTTCTCAACATTGGAGATTATTAGATTTAAATCCGCAAATAGATTTTACATTTGATCTAAAAGCAAATGACCGTATTCGCGTGCCTCTATGATTTTTACAAATGCAGCAATTGACAATCCACTGGTAAACGTAGATGTTATAGGTGGGACTGTACCAACTACTCAAATAGGAAATGTTGAACTTACCTTTTCTGAAAATAAACATGACATTGCTACTATCACGTACGGCGGATTTCCAGGAATTGCAGTAACCTCTTATAAAGGATTACCAGTACGTATTACTCTAGGTAACAATGAAGCAAACATAATTGAGTTTATTGGTTATGTTGCATATGTTGAAATTGAAGCACAAACAAGAATGGGAATAGTAAATGATTCTTTAATTCAAATGGCCAAAGTTGTTTGTTTTGGGAGTAGTTATGAAATGAAACCTTTAAGAAACACAACGTATGCTAATAAAACCATTAAACAATTAACAGAAATAATTGCTTCTAAATACAATTTTTCTTATTCCGTTCCAAACAACAAATACATTTTTTCGTTAATACCTCAACAAGGAATTAGTGATTGGGAATTATTAGTAACTACCGCAAACAAAATAGGGTATTCAGTAACAGCAAACGGCACTCATATATCTGTATATGATCCGTTTTCTTCATATGTAAAAACTGCCCCAATAACTACATTGCGAACTTTAAGGTCTGATTCAGGAATAGAAAAACGTCCTGGAAACATATATCAACTTAATGGTTTCTTTGGGGACACTACTCCACAAGGAGCAGCTGCTAACTGGGTTTTAAAATCATTAGACAATCTAGGAAAAGAATCCAAATATACGTCGTCGCAAGATAGACCTAGCGGGCTTGGCTCCAAGGTTGAAAATAGGTTTACGCACGAAATTGCTATTAATACAACTTCAAAAGACGCATTGGAACAATTTGTTAAAAAATATACAAGGGATTCGTATGGGATGACGGCCCTTGTTAGCGTTGTCGGTATCTCTACGGCAATGCCTGGTCGTCTTGCTTTTATAGATTCATATAATTCAGAGTTTGACGGGTATTGGTTAATTGAAGAAGCAACCCATCATGTAAACGAAAAACACTACATTACAACACTTAAACTAAAAACAGATTCTTTAAACAAAGCCCCTTTGTCCATAGCAAAAGAGTCTTCATATAGAACATCAGTGCCACCAAAACTATCTAATCGTGTTTGGAAAGCCAGCAAGGAAGAAGCATATGTATACTGAGGTTTTTCAATCCTATGTACACAGAGCTATTGTTTCTGCGTCTGATCCGAATACGGGTGAAATAAAAGTACGAATACCTTCAAAGTTTGGCCCGGAGTTGACATTAGATATATCATTTATAGGTAGAAAAAAAGTAGATGGCGTTTGGCCTGTACCAGCAATTGGTGATCAAGTCGTGGTTACTACTGATAGCTCTAATTACACGAATATTTTTATTCTTAACCTTAACCCCTCACCTACTCCAGTAATTGCCCAAACAGATGGATATGGATCTATTCTTTCTGTTCAGGTCTTTAGTTAAATTAGGAACTTTATGTCAATTATAAAACTGCCATTAAACATTGATTCATCTGGAAAACTTGCAAAAGTTGCAAAGCTTGATGACATAGTTAAACAAAAAGTTTTAGATTATCTATCTACATCTATGTTTGAACGACCCATGATGCCAACATACGGAGGAAATACTAATGTTCTTTTGTATGAAAACTTTGACCCATTAATTTTTGAAGAATATAAATTAGAGGCACTGCAAGGAATGCAAAGAAACATCGCTGGTGCTCAAATAACGAACTTGATAATTAATGGACCAAACTCTCTACAAAATGATTCTACAATTAAAATTACTGTGGAATACCAAATACCAACCTTTGGCAAACGACAAGCAACCATTGATGTAGTTTTGCCAACTGACCTAACTGAGGATTCTGTATTATGACAACTTTTGACTACACTAACCGCGATTACATTTCAATTCGCAACGATTTATTGAATCGTGCTTCTGTAGTTTTACCTGAATGGACATCTCGTGATAACTCAGATTTTGGCATGTTGTTTGTTGACCTTGTGGCGTACATGGGAGACATCCTTCATTATTACGTAGACCAAGCTGCTAGAGAATCGTTCTTAGAAACAGCTACTCGTCGTTCTTCTTTGTTAGCGATTGCAAGCTTGTTGGACTACATCCCACACGGCAGAACGGCAGCACAAACATCAATAACTTTAAATGCAACAAATTCATTGGCTACGGATGCAGCACCAATATTGATTCCTGCTAACACTAAGTTCACTGCAAAACCTCTTGTAGAAACTGCTGATTCTGTAATCTTTACATCTAACCAAGCAATTGCTTTTAATGCAACTGGAATTGCTATTACAGGGTATGTTACTTATGCCAAAACAACTCCTGCTTTGTTAAGCCTAACTGAAGGAGAATTCTTTACAGAAACGTTTACAAGTAATGGTCAAATTTCTCAAACATATACAATTTCTAAAACTGGCGTAGTTAAAAGTTCTCTAGTTATATCTGTTGCTGAAGGTGTTCTTGGAGCATCTGTTCCCTATACACAAGTAGACAGATTGATTGAAAACACTAATTCCGACAAAGTATATGTGGCAAATATTGAGGCCGACGACAGTGTCGTTATCAGCTTTGGTAACGGAATTCACGGAAAAATTCCATCCACTAACGCTGTCGTAACTATTACTTATCGCAGAAGTCGTGGGTTGGCTGGAAACGTTGAAGCAAATGCTGTAACTGCTTTTTATTCGTTGTCAAATGCTTTTGGACCAACTTATGACGGAATTGTAATTACGCCAAACACAACTCGTGCCTTTGGTGGTTCTGATTCAGAAAGTATTATTTCATTAAAGACAAACATTCCGGCATCGTTTAGGTCTCAAGATAGAGCTGTCTCTTTACAGGACTACGAAGAACTTACTTTGCGCGTTCCAGGAATTGTCAAAACAAAAGCAGAAATAGTTACTGGAGCTACTGCAAAACAAGGAATAATTACAAACAAAGCCAAAACCTCATCGGTTGCTACGTTAACAACAAGTGCGAATCATGGGTTATCGGTTGGTGAGTATGTTGGAGTATTTAACGTTGATGATACTTTTGACGGCACTTATGTAATAACAGGTACACCTACTCCTACATCTTTTACTTATGCTCTTGTTTCAGCAAGCGTTGCATCCGCAAGCGTTGCATCAACTGCAACATATAAAAATGCACAAGTTAAGATTTATGCATTAACGGCACAAGACACATACGATGGTACGTTGCCCGTTAGCCCAACAACTAGTCCTCTTACTTTAGACACAAATTACAGGGATTTAATTTATGATTATATTGTTCCTAGAGAAATTGTTGGAGTCAATTCTCTTGTAATTCCTAGTGTTGTTTTAGATCTAGTAAAAATTACATGCAATGTATCTGTTCTACCAAGCTACATCCAGGATGCAGTCAAGGAAGAAGTAGAAATTGCAATTAAAGCATTGTTTGAATTTGACGATGTGTCGTTTGGTCAAACAATAACTCTTGGTACTTTGTACCGTGCAATTTTGGATGTAGATGGCGTTGACTATGTCAGCATCTCACGTTTTACTACTGGCGCATCTAGTGTAATTGATACTGCATCATTAATACCTGCAGTTGAAGGAGTTCAAGCTGCAACAAATAGGTTGTTGTTGCTTTCTCAATTAGCTGTAACTGCTAGTGGTGGAGTTGCTTCTGTCTAATGGCATATAAATCTTTTAGGATTCGTCGCGTTGACTTAATTTCAAGTCCTGACGCCAACCCTTTTGGTTCGTATGTTCGTGGTACAGATACAGACGCTCCAATTGGTCAAACACGTCTTGATTCGGATAGTTCTTTACGAGCAGATGGTTTCATTGCCCCAGTTGGTGTGCTGAATATTGATGCAACATTTGAAGCAACAGCAACAACCCATTCCTCAGTAGACCTATCGTGGTCTTCATTCTTAATTGAGGATCCTGAAACTATAGGATCTGGAGATACTTCCATTATAGGTGTTGTTGTTGTTTATTCTAAAACAGGTGCTCCTGAAACAGTTGCCGACGGGTTGATCATTAAAACACAAACTTATCTAGACACAACTTACGCAGTAACTCATTATAATGTTCCTTCAGGGGCGTGGGCATATTATTCTCTATTTCTACATTGGAATCAAAACGGAACAGGACCTTCTGGTATCAATTGGTACGAAAGAGTTGCAACATTACAAGAATTGGTGCCTTTTGACCATCATACAACCGATGCTTTATGGAAACGCATACCATCTCACCATCGTGTTTCTGACACTAATGGAGCTTCTACAGACCCAGAAGGTTTGTCACGAGGATACTTATATCGGTTCTTGGACATTTTTGGATTTGAATTTGACCGTGTTAGAACTTTGCTTAACTCTGTAGTTCAACAATACGATCCTGAGAAAACAGAAACAGAATCTATAGACCAATTAGCTACTATGTTTGGTTTAGAGGTTTCTATTCAGGATTTAGGAACATCACGAATCCGGCAAATATTAAAAGACATTGCTTACTATCGTCAACGAAAAGGAACTCTTGAAGCAACAAAACAATATTTGATTGCTGTAACTGGTTCTGAAGTTGATGTCATTGAATCAACTAGCAGTCCTCGTTACACATTTAATATCCATGCCGAAAAAGCAAACCTAGTTGCAGACTCGTTGTTTGTAATTGATACTGGAACTAAAAAATGGAATTTAACAACAGAGACTGCTTCTGTTGCTTATACTAAATCAGGTCAATATCTAACGGTCACCAACTCAGGAAGTTCATCAGCACAATTTGCTTTGATGTCTACTGTTGCTGTTCCCGTAAAAGACAATATTGATTATTGGTCATCTATTGAAATTACAACAGCATCTGCTGGAAGTATTTGGGGTGCTCAATGGGCATCTGCATCAACGTCATGGTCTAACTGGTCAACCAGTAACCAAAGCGATCAAATCATTCCTGCAAACCTAAGTCCAGCTGGTAGAAAAGTAATACTAGCGCCAACACAAAACACCACGGCTATGTTGTACCCAGTTCTTATTCTTGGTTTAGCGGCTGGTGCATCAACCACAATAACTAAGTGGATGGTTGAGCCTAACTCTTACGGCCCGTTCTTTAATGGTGATTCAGACTTTGGCGGTTTTGTTTATCAAAACAATTTTGCAGACCATCAATGGTCTGGTAGTCAATACGCATCTTATTCTACGTATTCAACCAACAGAAAAAAGACGCAAGAAACCATTGCTGAGTTGTTGCCAAAATTGTTACCAGTCACTATGCTTCTTGACCCATCCATAGACAAAACAATTAACTACGATTGGATTCCAGGAAAAACATGAACTATATAATTTGTGCACTAGCCGTTTACAAACTGTTACAAGTAATTGATTTGCTTTTACCTAAAGAGGCAATGCCTTGGGTAAAAGTTTTAGCGGGAGTCGTTGTTTCTTACGGCGCTTCGTTTGTTGTTGAGGTAGATAATCTTTGGGTAGGCGGTTTAGTTATCGCAACACTTGCTGGTGTCTGTCACACGGTGCTACGCTGTCTGACTTATCTAGGAGATATGGCACATAACAAGTCTTTAAAGTAGGAGGACAACATGCAGAAGTCTAGGTATTACCTCATTGCAGGTACGGGTAACGCAAGTGCGAATGTAATTGAAACTGGCTTAAACGATGTGGCGTTAACCACCAAGGAGTTTGTAGTCCTTTGGACTGGTAAACCAACCGATGGGCAAAGCAGGGTGTATGACTGGCTTATAGAGCATTCAGCATCTTTTACCGTTGTTCATGCCGACGCCAAAGTTCATCATCTAGTGGAAGGTGCTGCAAACCGAGTATTAAAAGTAGACAATCTTATTGACGATAGTTTGGACAGCTATCCAGAAGCTACTGTGCTTGTTTTATGGGATGAGGTTGCCACTCTCGGTCAACCAACCCAATTTGTGGAAGACATTGTTATTACGGCTAACCAAAAGGGAATGGAGACCTTAGACCTATGTAATGGTTTAGTGCCTCTGACAGTTGGGGAACCAGTTGAGGATAAGCCCTCAGAGGCCTCTAGGAAGCCCCAGGATGCGTCAAAAAAGAGTACCCTTCCCCCTACACAGGATTCGGTTTCTAAAGCGTCTAATGACGACTACGCGCTTAGTTACGTTAAGGACGGTAAATTGGCGTTTTTTGTTGGACCTAAGGCCTCAGTTTTAAAGTTCTTAAGTTCAGAATAACCCACAGTGAGGACGTTGGCAAGAAGGGAAACCAACGCCCCCACTATCAAGTGGGCCTTGCGCAGTTAATAAATAACTCGCAATAGTAAACGGGAGAAGGGAACCGTTTACTTACCAAAAGCATAACACGATCATAAGAGAGGATGCAACTATATGAAACCAAAAAGTGCGGCGGAGAATACCAAACTGGGAGGTCCCTGGATTTCCATACCTACTTGGGTTGTTAAGTACATGAAAGGTGACTCTATAGCTTTGCATGTGTTGACTTGTGCAATTGGTTACATGAACACACATGACCAAACTTTATCTACAACTTACGATGTTTTGGCTAGAGATACTGGTTACAACCGTAGGACAGTGATTAGGGCTATGCATCGCTTGGTTGAGATTGGTGTCATTCGCAAGATTGTAAAGATGGGTAGATACGGAAAGAACATGCCCAATTTGTACGTAATTACGTACAATACGGCAGCCGCAGAAGCCTTAATTAATGAGGGTGACTCCAGAGACACTGGGGTATTTAGTAGTGACTCCCCAGACACTACTGGGGTGACTCCAGAGACACTCATATTGAGTGACTCCACAGACACCCAAATAAGAAAGAAAAATAATAATAAGAAGGAAAACCAAAAGAAAACAAAAGGTACTAAGAGCTTGGATTTATACTCAACGGATAGTCGGTGGAACCGACAGTTAAAACTTACCGACGGGAGAAACAGCAATGGGTAGAGGAATGCGATGGATGTGGGAGTACAGCGTGAAAGAACTGGACGCTAAAGGCAAGGAAGTAATGATGCCTAAATTGTCTTTGACTCCGGTTGAGAATGGTAAAAAGATTAGAGTGAAGTACATTGTTGATAAGGGCAAAACGAGTTTGGGCAATGATTGATGATTGGGGTGGAAAAACTTTAGGCGCTGATGAACCTGTTGATAAACAACCAGTTAAAAAGAAAAGTTCAACAACTGGACTGGTTGCTTATTTTAGAGATGCGACAGCCAGTAAAAACATGACCCTAAATGCTCCGGTTAACGGAATAGCCTTAATGAAGGTATTTAAGAACTTGCAAGAAAAAGGCGTGACAATAGAACAAATTTATAAAATGATTGATGTGTTTGCCCACGAGATTAAACAAACACCATTGCCAACAGATGTACCAACGTGGAAGGGATTTGCATCACGGTTGGATGCATTAAAGAAAAAAGTAGACACTCCTTTGACAAAATACGATTATTCCGAATACACTGTTGACAAGAGATTGATGAGAGGTAAACATGAGTGAGTGGCACTCTGCGAAGTATTGGCGCAATAGACAACCGATTGAACGATTGAAGAATGCGCACATACCAAAACGTTTTACTAAAAAAACTTTAGATGACTACAACACAGAGTTAGGCAGTCCCGATGTTGTTACATACGTTCGTCAGTGGTTAGTAAACATTGAACACAACAGAGAATGCGGAGAAGGTCTTTACTTCTTTGGTGGCTCTGGTAGTGGTAAAACGCATATTGCTTGTGGATTGCTTCGTGAAATCGTATTGAACCATCAACTAAGTGGTTTTTTTATCACGGCTGAAAAGTTTGTTGAAGCATCATACGATGAGATGAATCCCGACAATGTTTTGTCCGACATGTACTCCGACGAATACATGTTGAAGTAC